GACGTATTCATATCACCACTCATCCGACATCCGTCTATATTATACACTGCGTCTCCATCATCGCAATTTACGAAACCACGGTTATGAATCTGCCAAATGAGAAGCATCGCCAAAAACGGGTCCCCATAGACACCGTTATATATTGAATGCTCAAACCGCAAGGCTTCAACACTCACGTGCTGATCAAACCTTTTAGCATCAAGTCCAACGACAACAGGGTCTTTGAACTTTCTCCATTTGGAAGCAATTAACCTTCCTCTTTCCAAACCATTTAACCCCTTAGCAACGACTGTTCCATGGAACAATTTGTTAATACGTCGGTAAATAGTATTTTCTATCGGTTTTAGGTACCTACCCAACTCAACATTATAACGCGGGCGCCTTGGCTGTATGACGCGCGGTGCTGGGTCGGGTTTGGCCTCAGTGAACAAAATCTTCTCGATTTTTGTCCACGCGCCTAAGAACGAATCTTTTATCTCAATGGGCTTGCGCGTTAAGCTCTCAACGGCATTCATATACAGCTTATACTTGCGACCCGTGTAAGACATTGCAAACTGCAACGCTGACCATGGGGTGGTCGAGGGTATCATCCGTAACAACTTTCGTTTAAAGTCACCAAGATAAAGGTCAAAGGCGCCGGGCTCGGGTTGTGGTGTGGGGACGAATCCTCTTTCGCTTGATACGAAGAAGACACGCTCTAACAACCCCCGCTCAACTGTCATTATGTCTGAGTTGTGACACCCGTAGATGCTCTCACCACCGATAGGGGCGAGAGACAATAAGCTACGGGACTTCATTTTCGGCCCAATCTTCGGTGTAACTGTGAGACTAGATCGTCGACCCACTAATGCGTGCTCTATCGCCACCTGATAGCACCTCATTGTTGAACAAGTCGAGACCCCAGTTACCCTAGACGGGCGTCGTCAAGCGCCAAGGTCAGTGGCGTTACCTGCTTGCATGGCGCGTAGGACAGCACCATAACTCTTAGCGAATCGAGCAGCCTCTAATTCGCC